TGGTCGTTTGCGTTTCCAGCTGCGTTTCCGATATGCCATGTTTTACTATATATACACAGAAAAAAAAAAATTTTTTTTCCTCGATCCACATGATCCACATGATCCGGATCGTCTATATAAAAAAAAAGTGCCTGCCTACTAGTGTTACAGCGTAGCGCCTAGGCAGGCACGGGGGTCCAGGGGGCTGGCCCCCTGGGACTACTCGACTTCTTTTGGAATCGAAAACTCGACTAGCTCTTTCGCTGCATTGATAGTCCATATGGCCCATCTGTCTTCAGACAACAGGTCCATGTCTGGCAGCGAGTTCGTGAAGATGAAGATACGTGGCGTGTCCATGTAGTTCAGCTGCCCTTTATAACGTTTATCCCAGACGAGTCCGTCTTTCAGACTTTCGATTCCGGCATAGAATCCAGCCAGCTTGTCTTTTTTCATTGCCTTTGGCATGTTAATCAGGTATGCTGGCTTGTTTTGAAATGAGTACACGAATTGCATGATGTCCTCTGCGGAGCTCATTGGAGGAACAGTCATACCCAGATCGTGGTGCCACATATACTCCACGATTCTTGACTTTCCGATGCAACCCTTTGGATTGTAGATCACATCCACAGTTCTTTCATCGTATTCAGATGCCATCTTAATAAGCGACTCTTGCCACGGATACTTCACACGAGATTCAAATAGCTTGTTTTGTGTAGTATTCCGTTTCCTGGTTGCTTCTTCTTTGCTTGACCAAGGACCAGCTTCGCGTGTGTCCGCTTTCATCACATAGTTGAACTCTTTGTCCTTGTATACCTCAGTTGATGTTGGCGATATATGAATACCTGGTAATAGTTTACGCCATTTCCCCTTCAACTCAACTGGTCGTCGTTTCTTGATGAGTCGAACTCGACCTTGATAATGCAAGTAACCTTTTTCGTCACCCTTTTCGAGTTGGAAGACCCATTCTTTGCACCAGTCTTTGAGAAACTCGATAAGCTTTTCCGGTTCGATACCTTCAGCCTTCAGGGTGAAGTCGTACCCGACGACCTGGGCCATCTGATTTTTTTTCTGACTAGGCAGCTAAAAAAAAATTTTTTTCGGTCCCGAGCCCGCGCCCGAGGCACACGACACAAACGACTCGCGCGCCCGTAAACATGAATCCCGTTGCCCTAGGACTTTATTTGGGGGGGCCCCCGGGTTGTCGCGGGGGCCCCGGGCCCCACGCAGTGGGCGGGCCCCCAGCGACACAACGTCAACTCTGAACTGCGATAGCTCTGTCGTAGCACTCTACGTAATAAGTGAACTTCGCCGTGTAGTCGAAGTATGCGGAGTTATTCCAGTAGTTGTGACCCGCATACACAGCGAGGTATACGAGATTAGCCGGATCTGCGTTGTATACTGCGCCCCAACCCTCGCTGTTCTTCACCTGAGATTTCGATACACCGACGGTCTTGGGTACGCTCCAGTACCCTTTCAGTCGCACTTCCTGTGTCGGCGTCCCGGTTCCACCGCCGACCTTTCGATGCACGTTTCTCTGTTCCAACAGGGTGTTCACGTTTGTTTCTGTGAAGTCGCCGTCTTGTGGTGCGACGAACGCATTCCAGGATTGATTCAGTTGTATGTTGTTCACGGTTACGTCGTATTTCACACCGTATACACGATATTTGTTGTAGACGTGTGGGAACCACTGATCGAACCACAGTGGTTGATGACCTCCGGATGCTGGAATTCTCTGTGGTGAGTTGCATGAGTTTCTGATCATGCACAGACATTGTGCTGTGCCAACCGGCACGACAACCGGACCGTCTTCTGAACGCATTGCGTATGTCATCTTCGTGAAGATCCGGTCCGGTATTCCTGAGAAGACTTTCTTCGACACCCGTTGGTAACGACGTTTTGCGTACGACCGTTTTCTGTATGACCGTCGTGGTCGACGGGATACTGGTCGTTTGCGTTTCCAGCTGCGTTTCCGATATGCCATGTTTTACTATATATACACAGAAAAAAAAAAATTTTTTTTCCTCGATCCACATGATCCACATGATCCGGATCGTCTATATAAA